CACATCTGTGTACCTTCATGGGAAGGGAAAATAATGTAAAGACTTTGATCCAATATGTTGATAGAGCGTTGCAGATTGATGCAGTGGATAATTATTGGATGATCGACATGACACGATGTGTTGAGGATCATGAGTATATACATGAACTACAACAAAAGCTCGACAGTAAGTATCCAGGACGTGTACATGTGTACAATCGCGACAAGAGAGCGCAAGAATTGAAAGACCCGCAAGCGATTAAAGATGGTATTGGTGGGTGGAAAACGTTCTATGAATTTTTAAATAGGTTCACAGACAATGATGTAATCGCCAAGTGTGATGACGACACATTGTATTTTGATATAGAAACACTAAAAGCCGCATTCGATTTTCGTTGGAACAACAAACAGCCCTACCTGATGCACGCCAATTGTATCAACAATGGCGTCACGGCATATCATCAACACAAGAAAGGTATATGGAAAACAAAAGAAACAGATATATACCCTGCATGTGGTCTGACCGGACCGTTGTTCTCGTTTCCAGAAATTGCATGCAATCATCACAAGAAATTCACTAGTGATTTGATCAAATCACCTGACAACATTAACAAATACAAACTAGAGCAAAACATACTGTTTCAAAACCGCGTGTCAATCAATTTTATATTCATGCTAGGTTCTGATAGAAAATCATTGAGCACAATTGATCTTCAAGATGAATATGAAACCAGCTGCAAAAAACCGCAGGCAAACGACCGGCCCAATTGTATAATCGGAGATTTCACAGCAGCACACCACACGTATGGTGTACAAGAGCCGGTGATGGAAGAGTTAGGCACACAGCAATGCTACGAGAAACTAGCAGATGTGCTTGCAAAGAAAAACGATTACGAGCATAAATCAATAACAGACAATATGAATAGAATTGTGACTTTGAGTGACAAGCCAAACAAACCAAATGAGTATGTTGCAAAGCTACCATATAACAAGAACACAAAAATAATACAGCATGTTCCTTCCGGAATGTATATCAGCATAACAGGTAACAAACAAGAAAAAATTCGTTTTGATAAAGATAGGAACAAAATTCCCACCGGGGATTGCATGCTACAGAATCAATTGTGTGCAGAAGAGTCAGAATCAAATGCAACGTTGATGGATATCGAGTTAAACAAACCGACACTGCTTGAATTCACTAACAGTAATAAATTGATCCGCACCGGGGGTAGTCGTAAGGAGATACAAGAGAAGTACACCCCAGAAAAAGATTTTTATCCGGGTCATATGATCGCCAAATTTTTCCAAGGTGGTTATAAAACTGAACTAGCCAATTTCATCAAACAACCTTCTGGTAATTATCGCATCCAATCAAACACACACAAGGATTATTATTTGAAGGCAATGGTCAACAAGAAAACATCTAGACTAAATTTAAGATGGGAGAAAAACTGTGAAGATGAATTTAATGTGATTAGTTTCGCCGACCGGGCTCATGATATTGATACAATACGCGTGCATCGCTGCAAAGACAACTTAATGAATGATGGGACGTATTACGAATCGATTACAGACAATCGACGATTCTATAAAGCCAGAGAGTATTATTGGATGATTGATCACTACATTTGGGAACTAGTTCCTTCCGGTAAGAACGTGCATGTCAAACTCGTCGCGGACGATTTAGAAGATTTGTACCTAGCTGTATCAAATGATACGTTGAAAGTCACATCAAAACCTTGCGAGTGGATCCTAGTCGATAATAAAAAAATTAAATTAAAGCAGACAGTCTTAGATCTTAAGTAGAGGTATAATAATGAGAGTTGGTGTCATAGGTAACGGGTTCGTTGGTCATGCAATGACGTTGTTACGACCCGGTGTAGCAGTGCTAGTATGGGATATCGAACCAGACAAATGCGAGCCATTCGGATTAGGTTTCAATCAGTTTGTTGAGATGTCTGAGATCATCTTTGTTGCAGTTCCTACACCTATGAATCAAGACGGTACATGTCACCTAGACATTGTGGAGACAGTGGTGCAAAAAGTCAAGAACCAAGATTCAGACACGCCGATCGTTTTACGTTCAACAGTGTTGCCCGGTACCAGTGACAAGCTCGGCGTAAGTTTCATGCCAGAGTTTCTGACCGAGAAGCATTGGAAGGATGATTTTTACAATTGTGATCAATGGATCATAGGCACTGATGACGATACACTGATGACCAAGTTGCAACACATGTTCAGTCTAGCACATGTAGAAGACTGCGTGTGTAACAAACAAGTCATACACATGAAACCTGCTGAAGCGGAGATGATAAAATATATCAAGAATTGTTTCTTGGCTACCAAAGTGAGCTTCTTCAACGAGATGTACCAGACATGTGAAGCTGCTGGTATTGATTTTGAGACTGTACGAAACATAGCATGTGATGACACAAGAATTGGACACGGACACAGCACTGTACCAGGTCATGATGGCATGTGCGGATATGGAGGAACATGCTTCCCTAAAGACACGAACGCTCTATTGAAGTTCATGGAACAACACGGTGTTCTGAGTCACGTGCTGAGTGGAGCGGTGACCAGAAATGAAACAATCGATCGTGCAGAGAAAGATTGGACCAAAGATGTGGGACGAGCGTCAATTTAATTTACCGTAAGTCGATGTAAATTGTGTGGTTCCATACCATAAAAAGAGTAAATACATATACATGAAGATTCATATTTACGGATGCGGCATGAGCGGTGTCACAGCTGCCATTTTATTCAAAGAACAAGGGCATGATGTTGAGATTTTCGAAGTGAGAGATCACATCGCGGGCAATTGTTATGACGAGAAGAATGACGATGGATGTACAGTACATAAATATGGTAGCCATATATTTCACACAAACAATGAACAGGTGTGGACATTCTTGAACAGATACACCAAGTTCAACAGTTACGAGCATCGTGTACGTGCTAACACCAAAGAAGGTCTGTTGAGCATACCATTCAGCAAGAAGACAGAGGAGCAACTGGGTCGTGATCTGGATCCAAAAGAGATACAAGACCTGTTGTTCCGAGAATATTCAGAACGTCATTGGGGCATACCTTGGGAACAGTTACCCAAGAGCATCAGCGGCAGAGTGCCCAACAAACGTGACAATCATGACGACAGATATTTCACAGACAAATATCAAGGCATACCCGAGAATGGATACACTGACATGTTCAAAAACATGCTTGATGGCATCAAGGTTAACCTGGGTGCAGAGCGTGGTTTACACAAGCGTCTCAAAGCAGATCTTGTGGTTTGGACAGGCAAGATATCTGAGTATTTTGACTTGAAATTCGGTCATCTCCCTTATCGCTCGTTACGCTTCGACCACACACGAGTCAAGAAGGATCCAATGTACACATGGGACGCTGGTGCGGTGATCAACGAGTGTAACACCAAACCATTCAATCGCACCATGGACAACAGCGTGTATTTGAATGAGGATGTGACACACACCATACACACTCGTGATTTTCCAGAAGAGTATGAAGAGGGTAAAAATGATCCTATCTATCCTAAAACATTTGGAGAAGGACCTAAAGTGTATCAAAAGTATCTGAGAGCGGCCATGGCCGATCAGAACACCATATTCTTGGGTCGATTAGCAACATACAAATACCTTGACATGTGGATGGCAGTGTCTCAAGTGATGGCCAAGCTCAAAACAAGTGACAAGTTAAAAAAATAATTACACAGTAGTCTGAATAAATACTTACATATGAGTAGTCAGACAACAGTACGCCCCCTTAGTTCATTTTACAGCACCAATCTCAACCCTATAGTCAGATCATACGAGAAGCTGGCCACTCGTATAGCATACACGTTGGGATATCCTCAAGTGAACGTCGAAGCTCATCAGAACCAGGTGTATGAGAACATCGCTATCGCTCTGGAGATGTTCACCAAGTATGCTGGTTACACAGAAGAGCTACTCACATTCAATTCAGAGCTGTACAGACCTGGTGAAGGTCTTCGCATGGATGTGTTGTTCACAGCGACAGATCAGATGAGTGTGCCAGAAACATATAACAATCCGACAGATGATGAACAAGATGAATTAGACAAAAGCTTGTACGAGATCGGAGTGATGGAGATCGATTCCGGTACCAATCCGTTTGTGGTGGGTGGAGCACCTACAGACGATCAGATTGTGAGTTCTGCGGTGAGGGATGATATAGTTGGCACCAAAGGATGGGACACGTTGACGGACAGTTATCGACGAGTGGTGGATGTGTTCGCATTTGAAGAAGGAAGTTCTTCCGGTATAAACACGTTGTTCACGCTGGAACAAACCCTCGCACAGCAAACATATTTCAGTTATGCTCTCGGCAAATACGGCTTCGATTTGATCAGCTGGACCACCATGAAAAATTGGTTGGACATGAGACGCAAGCTGTTGTCACAAGACTATTATTTCAGATTTGATGACCGTAGACAAACACTGTATCTAACTCCGGAACCAGGAGTGGGTAAAAGACGCACACATTTTTATGGCATCGTTGGTGCGTATGTGGAGCGACCGGTGCATCAATTGGTTAGTGAGCCGTGGGTGTATCAATACGCGTTGGCGTTGACTAAGATCATAATCGGGAGAATTCGAGGCAAATACAGTGGCACCAATCTGTTCGGAGGAGGGTCACCAAACTACAGTGAGCTGTTGAGTGAAGGTAACACTGAAAAAGACAAGCTGGAGACAAGCTTGTACGAGGGTGTGCCAGGTTTTGGAGACGGACAGCCGCCGTTGTTCTTCGTAGGGTGATCTGTCACAAACATAAATGCATATTCATCCATGTGCCAAAAACCGGTGGTACGAGTGTTGAGTGGGCTTTGCAAAATAAAAAAGAACCGTTGAACCGGAAACATAAAACATCCAATGAGATTTATAAACTTCATCCGGTGGAGTGGGAGCAATATTTTAAGTTCACAGTAGTCAGAAACCCATGGGACTGGTTAGTGTCTTGGTATTACTGGAGAAAATTAGTAGATAGAATGTCATTTAAAGAGTTTTTACTGAATTATAATTTATCCCGACCGGTCACTGTAACCGAAAAAAAACGCGACTATCTACCAGATGTGATAAACTTTACAAATTATTTAACAATTGATGACAAACTGGTGATGGACCACACGTGTAGGTTCGAAAACTTACAGCATGACTTTCAAGTGGTGTGCGATGAATTAAACATTAATGCGACACTTCCACATAAAAATAAAACAAATCACAAACACTACACTGAATATTACGATGACGAAACAAAACAAATTGTCGCGGAAAAATACGCGAAAGATATAGAGTATTTTGGATATCGATTCGGAGAATAAATAAGGGTATGGAATATATTTACAAAGTCAAAGTGACTCGAGTGATCGATGGAGACACCGTCGACGTGGAAATCGATCTAGGGTTCGATTTGAGACTGAATAAACGTGTACGTTTGCATGGAATCGACACACCAGAGACACGCACTCGAGACAAAGCGGAAAAAGCTCGAGGACTCAAAGCCAAGGCTCGACTGGAACAGATCATACAAGACAACAATCATGAGATATATCTCAAATCAATGGACAAAGGCAAGTTCGGTAGATGTGTTGGAATTTTGTTCGAACAAGATTTTGTACATGACAGTATAAATGACAGACTGTTGATGGAAGGCCATGCGGTACCGTACGGTAAATGAAAAAGAAAAAACCGTACAAAAAGTACACACAATACAGACAAGGTGTGTACAAACCTGTCAACACACAAAAATATGTCGGTAAAGGCACGCCTAGGTATCTGAGCAGCTGGGAGTTGAAGTTTTTCAAATGGTGTGACAGAAATCCATTTGTTGAATCCTGGAGCAGTGAGAGTGTTTGTTTGCCATACATATCACCTGTAGATGGCAAGATGCATCGATATTTCGTTGACAATACAGTACACATACGAGAAGGAACTGAGCTAGTGAAGTATTTGATCGAGATCAAACCACATAGACAAACTCGACCTCCAACAACACATGGTAACAAAAAACAATCAACGGTGATTCACGAACACGTGACCTGGAATGTAAACCAAGCTAAATGGCATGCGGCTGCCACATGGAGCAAAAAGAATGGTTACATTTTTCAGATCGTGACAGAAAAAGATTTTAGTCTGTTTTGTAGATAATCCTGGAAATAATATATATCTAGATAAATAATTAATACAATGCATGCCAAACTATTAGTAGAGACAACTGATCCGGAACAATTTGAATATATAATTGAAGAGAAGAACAACCTAGGTGAACAGACTGTGTACATCAAAGGACCATATGCCATGGCGGGGGGTGAGAACAAGAACGGTAGAGTTTATTGTGAGAAAGAGATGGCAAATGAAGTTGATCGATACAATGAGAAGATGGTCAAAACATCCAGAGCTTTAGGAGAATTGAATCATCCCACAAGTGCAGATGTAGACCTCGAGCGCGCCTGTCACATGGTGACTGAACTGACAGCCGATCCTCGGAACCCGAATATATATATTGGCAAATCTAAAGTGTTGAGCACACCTACTGGCATGATTGTCAAATCTTTAATCAAAGACGGTTGTAGTGTCGGTATGAGCACAAGATCGTTAGGAAAATTGATAGCGAATGAAGACACTGGAGTTAACAAGGTACAAGACATGCGACTAATCGCGATCGATTGTGTAGCAGATCCGAGCTTTGGAGAGGCATTTGTCAATGGCATTCTCGAGAGCAAACAATATGTACTTGACAATTACGGCCAGTATGTTGAAGCTTATGAAAATTTTGAGCGTGGTATAAGTCAATTACCAAAAACAGATGTAGAGCAACACATCAAGAGCAGCATACTTTCATTCATAAATGATATAAAGAAGAAAATTTAACATGAAAAAAACACAACAAAATCCTGATCAGAAAAAACTAATCACTAAATTCATACAGAAGATTGGTGAGAAAAACTACTCCGGAGCCAATGATTATTTAAAGAAAACCATAGAAAATAAGATTTTAGGTCGGATCAGTCAGCATAAAAACATAAATATTTTTAGCGATGAGTGAAAACCCAATTACAGAACAGTTGAAAAAAGTGGCTGATGATGTTTTGACCGAAGAGACGTTCGAAGCGATCGAGGCAGCATTTAATGAATCAGTAGAGAGCAAAGCCGACGAGCTTGCTCAATTACGTGTAGAGAAAGCGTTAGTCGAACAAGACGAAGAACACGCTGTTAAATTGGAGAGGTTATTGGAAGCGATCGACACCGATCACACAAAGAAATTACACCGCGTGGTTGGAGCTATAGACAAGAACCATACACAAAAACTGGTCGCACTAGTTGAGAAGTTCCGCTCCGAACTGGATGGGGATGCTAATTTGTTCAAAGAGGGTTTAGTTGACAACATAAGCAATTACTTGGACCTATATATAGAGAAAGCCATACCGGCAGAAGATATCAAAGAAGCAACCAAGAACAATCATGCAGCAAGCATCTTGGAAACACTTCGCAAATCACTCTCTATTGACAATGTGTTGCAAAACGAATCAGTACGTGAGGCTGTTATTGACGGTAAACATCAAATCGAGCAAGCAAAAGCTGAGGCTGAAACATTGGCTGAACAGAACGCATCTCTCGTAGCAAGTCTACAACAACGAGACGCTGCATTAGCTCTAGAGAAGTTGACAGAAGGTCTACCAAATGCCAAGAAGAGACACATGGAGAAGGTGTTGGCAGGTAAGAATGCAAATTTTATTAATGAAAATTTCGAATACACATTGCAGATGTTCGAGAAGAGTGAAACTGACAAACTAGACGTCTTGAAAGAACAAGCCACAGTAGGTAAACGGGTCAAGGACCGAGCACCAGTGGATAAAAAACAAGTTGTAGCAGAGAGTGTCGACACACAAATAGCTCAAACAGAGCCGAGCAATTTACAAGACGGTAACCTATTTAACTCCTATATGGGGGAACTAGGTAGATCCTAATTTTTTAATGAGGTCGTATGACCTGAGTATGTAGAAGGTAATTATAATAATGTCACAGGTAAAACCCGCACAATCATATATCGATCAGGAACGCGCAGGCGTGCTTCTTGAGAAATGGGCCCCAGTGCTTGACTATAGTTCTGATAACGTCGCTGCTATCGAAGATGATCACTCTCGTTTGAACACAGCCATCCTCTTGGAAAACCAAGAAGCATGGTGCTTGAATGAGAACTCATACGGAGGTGGTACGCTTGGCGCAGGAAGTTCTTTTGGTCAGCTCGGAGGTCAGTCATCTGCTGGTGGTGGAGATCACTACGCAACAGGAGACAATCGTCTTCCCAAGATTCTGATTCCAATGATTCGTCGTACATTCCCTGAACTTATTACTAATGAAATCGTAGGTGTTCAACCAATGAGCGGTCCAGTAGGACTCGCTTTCGCAATGCGCTATAAGTACGAATCCGACAGTCTCGGTACCGGAATTGATGGTAAATCAATTCCGAATCCAACTGGCGCTCGTGCTGCATCTGCTTATGCAGATAATAAAGAAGCTGGTTATCAAGAACTTGACACTCGTTTCACAGGTGCTGAATCCGACGCTCTTAGCGGCGGAGACATCTTTGACTCAGAGCATCAAGATCAAGATTCTGGTGTTGCTGCGTTGCTACAAGATTACGAATTGACCGGAGATATTCCACAGATGGTAGTTTCTTTTGAAAAGACCGCTGTTGAAGCTGGTACTCGTAGACTTGCAGCTCGTTGGTCAGTAGAACTCGAACAAGACCTCAAGAACATGAATGGTATCGATATCGACACCGAATTGACAAACGCTATGTCGTATGAAATTCAGGCTGAGATCGACCGTGAAATGCTCATGAGAATGGTTCAAGTTTGTATCGAAGCAGGTTCCGGAAAAGGTGTTAGCACCTGGAGCCCAGCAAGTGCTGATGGACGTTGGTTGGCCGAACGTAATCGTGACCTCTATGCTAAGATCATTGTTGAGGCGAATAGAATCGCTATCCGCAACCGTCGTGGTGCTGCAAACTTTTTAGTTGCAACTCCTCGTGTTTGTGCAATCTTGGAAATGCTCCCTGAGTTTCAGTGGATGCAAGTTCAAGGCAACGTGAACACCCAACCAGTGGGCATCGCTCGCGTTGGTAATCTTGGTGGTAGATTCAACGTTTACCGCGACACGCGTACTGAGGGTCAATTCGAAGCTGGTAATCGTTCCACTCGTCTTGAGTACATCCTCTTGGGTTACAAGGGTCCTGAGTTTTACGACACAGGAATCGTGTATTGCCCGTACATCCCAGTGATGGTACAACGTACAGTCGGTCCTAATGATTTCGCACCCCGTGTCGGTCTGTTGACACGTTATGGTGTGGTTGACAACATTTTTGGAGCCAACCTATACTATCACGTTATTGTGTGCAAGGGTCTTGGAGATCATTTCACTCAAGAAGGTCAAACGTACCTCGGGTAAGTAAGTTCAAGTACTTCGAATAGTTCGTATAGATACTCAAAGCCGTTGAAATGATACATACGGCGATAAAACAATTTTTCGACTCTCACAGGTGATGCTGGAGAGTCGTTTTTTTTTGTCTCTATTGCTTGGCAGTTTTGACATGCATCACATTCTCGTCACCCAGATCATGAGCCTCTTGAAATATCAAAGGAAAATCAGTCGCTCTCACTGGATTAATATCTATACCACCTCTACGAGCATACAAACATGTAACACATAGTCTCGAGGGGGACAACACATCATGTAAACGCTTGTATAGCGTCTCACATATCTCCTCATGGAAATGACACTCGTCTCGGAAAGACACGATGTACTTCAACAAACTCTCAGGTGTGACCTGATTGTGACCTTCACACATCACATACACATCACCCCAATCCGGTTGACTCGTGACACGACAATTGCTCTTGAGCAAGCTGCTGTGATACCTTGTGGTTGTTGACAACACTTCACATGGCTCTTCAACTTCTAACAGCTCTGGGGACTCTTCATATGTATCCAACATCATCTTCCCTAGTCTCTCTTGTGAATACATCGCTTCTATAGTCATATACTTATCATCACATAAAACACTGTCTCCTGGGGCTCTGTTACTAGCAGGTATTGTTTTGACGGTGACATGTGTTCCTAACAGTTCAGACAGATCTTTCGCTGCTGTAGTGTCAATAAAATCCATCACTTGAGCTGGAGTGTCTCCACATTTGAACATGTTGAACGAATTGAAGTACAACTTGATACTCTTGCTCTCCACTATATATTTGCTATCACACGAGTATATAACTTTCGTAACTCCGGCTACTGGCAGACCGTTGTTAGTTAGCGCGCTCACTTCATACGCATTCCATGTGTCAAAACCAACAAAAGGTAGATCATCATCTTCGATGCTCAAATGCTTTCTGTTGTTGCTTCTAGGTTCATTGACTAACAATCCAGAATCATACTGATCTTTGTACTGTGATGTCTGCCCTAAATGCTTTGATATTCTACTATTATCTAATACTATATTACTCATTTAAAATTGATCTTATTTTTTCCATCCTCTGCTCGACAGATCCACTCAATCGGATTATCTTATCGCGCCAGGTGTCTTTACCGGGTGTCGACATGGATTTGCTCATGATGTCCTCATATATATCCACAATATCTTTCCGGAATTGTGTATTCACACTACGTTCACCATCATCTTCAATTGGTATATCATCTGGCTCGGTATAGAGTATATAATCCAATCTCTCACCCAACATGCTCAACAAACCACATGCATAGTTTAACACCCACTTTTCAACCGAACCTTGTTCATGTAACCATCTTGTGAACACATAACCATCTAGTATACACCTATCAAGCACCCATCTCTCATTTTTATTAACGGTGTGATTCTGTAGATGTTCTTTAAGTATGAACAACTGTGTCACATCATCTCCCTCTTCGTTGATCTTCAGGCCTCCTCGCATCACTTTACGGGTAACTTCCGGTACGAAATTCCATTCATCTCGGTACACCTCGTCAACCCCCTGTGTCCATTTTTTCCCGCACAGCTCATCTCTTAATAGATTTAACAGAGTAGTTTTACCTGTACATTGTGCTCCTGTAAACCCTATCAACATAATATTATTATAACGTCATGTAGATATAAAATCAACTCGATCATCTCGGAAAATTATGTCTATCTTCTACTATCTGTTGAAACTCCATCTGCTCTTCTGTCGGTTCTTCTCCAACCCAACTGTTGTCTTCAACCCACATGGCACATAGCATGTTCCACACAACTGCTGCTGCGTGATCTTCATCGTCCTTACCTGACCACCAGGCTTCTAGATGTCGATGCGCACAATCATAAAACACACTCATGGGCATGCCCTTCATCCAGTTGTTCTCTCCATACTTTTCTGCACCATCCAAGTATCTTCTCATCACACGTTTCAACTCCTTCTGTGGTAAGAGACTCATTCGAAGTTTACCTTCTCCTGTGTCGCGTTGTGCTCCGGTGTCAAATTGTCTATTCTTCTCTTCCATCATTAATATCTCTTGCATCTTGGTGTTGATAATGCTTGTTGTATGTCCAGCAACCACACCAAGCTGCGACAATGGTTGAGAACACTGCTAGCATGGATCCAACGCTCACCAGGTAAACAGCCATCAACATGTTCAACACACACCCGACTACCATCCATTTGCCTTTTTGATTTAAGTTGCTCCATGGAGCGATCATTTGTTGTGTATAATTTTCGGTCCGGACCGGTTCCATAGATCCACCTCACAGGTGCTCAATCTCTCGTTCAATGTACTGAACCTCTTGATGTTACCTTCATGATCTCTTTCTCTAGTCAAACCTCTCTTGGTTATCTCAACACAATCTATCAGATCAGTGCCATTGTACCCGTTCTCATATGATGTACTAAATAAGCCGTCAGGATGGGTAAATCCAATAATAACACCATACTTGACACGAGCGTTATGTTTCTTGACAACCACGTCACCAAGTTCATAGTTTGTTTCATATTTGAATTTGAAGTTTTCATCTATTAATTTACATTTGTCAGCAGATACTCTTTTTATTTTGTATGTACCGTCTGCTCGGAACATTGGTTTAAGTCGCTTGTCATACACGATCAATTCGAATCTAGGAGCTCCGGAGCCATCAATTACACTGAACACCTCTCCTACTTGTCGTGTGGTTCCAGTTTTGTATCGAACAACACTACCTACCTCTATAGGATCATCTTTGTTTATTTTGAATATTTTCTTCATGCTTGTTTGTTTTTGTGTTATTTACTAGTTCTCTCAATAAATTTGATGATTGTTGCTCCACCTCTATTGTTATTCTATGATCTATTTGAATTTTGTGTTCTGAAACAAATTTTGTGCAGCTTGTGAGTGTTGATAATATTAATAGTGTTGTTATTACTTTATGTGGCTTCATTTGAATTGCAGGTTAATACTTGTACCCACAATTCTGTAGCCATCTCATGTAAGTGGCAACTTAATTGATCTGCTGATGAAAATCTGTTTTGTGTAGAACTTTCTGCCATTACAGGGCCTTCATCTACACCAGCTTCTACTCGATGTATCACACAACCAACGACATCATACTCCTTCAAACCACCAGTACTGGCATGACTGTTCTCAAACACCTGCCTTTGTGGATCTTTACCTTTCAACTCTGGATATTTTGTTATGAGCCCGGGATGCAGATTGTACATCTCATACTCGTTACAAATCTCAGGAGGTATTATCCTCATCCAACCATGTAACGTGACCACAGTGTCAGGATTCAACACCGCCCGGTAATCCTGGATGCTGGGTTTTTTAGGAGTGTATATGTTTTCCCGTATACCCTCATGTATATTTTCACACCCTGGTGGTTTGTTAGTCACCACGACGTCTGGATATCTACCTATCCTGTTGGCAACATTAACTATTTCAGATCCAGTCTGACTGAAAAACGCGGTCCAATGTTTGTCTTTTATCATCTGTTAATAATTTTTTTAAACATTCTAGTGTTGTATTGTATGTCTTCCATCTGATCATCTGTTACTTGATGTTCAATCAAATCAGCTAACATGGTGCTCGGTTTGTGATATAGGCCCATGCTATCATTATATCGGTATCCTTTTATTCCGGCAACTACCGGGTTACTTGTGTCAACACTTCTGATGTTGTATATGTTGTTATCTACATAATACTTAAACTCTCTAGCCAAACTACAACCTAATAAGTGGTGAGGTTTTTCCCAGTTCCAATATCCCTCATCAATCAATTGACTGATAAACCTTTTCCTACCGGAGCTGTATTTGACTAGTTTCTCTGGTGCCCAGTCACCTTCAACCAATCCAGTTGTTTGATAATAACTATAATCAAAACTTATAGCTATATAATCAGCCCGGTCCTTCATGAAATTATAACATCTAACCAATTCATTCCAATCTCGTCCTTGCACAACACCAATTCTCAATGCATCTGTCTTATCTGTATACAACTGCTCCCAGTCTTTCCATTGCTGTATTGTGTCATAACAACTCTCAAGTACATCCGGCACAATGTACCAATTGGGGTGTAACTTGTCTATCCACTCAACGTACTTCTTAGGTTCAAAGCTTTTACCTAACTCGAATATGCTGTTGTCCAATAGCACCGGTTTATCATCTTTGATCACCATGTTGGAATAATGTTCAAAATACTGCGGATGTGTTTCAAACAAATGAACCAACGCGTATCCGTAATCGTTATACTCACAAGCTTGATCTAATATGCTTATGGGACTCTCATGTGATACTTCTATTCTCATACTATTATTATAACACCTTATGTTGCATATGTCAACAACAATGTATATAATCATAAATACACATATGAAAGTAACACCTGAACTGTCCCCTGGAGCTAGGCGAGTAATGTCACGCGCGAAAAGCGTGGCACGTGATTACAAGCATGATTTTATTACAACAGAGCACGTACTGTTGGGTATACTCGAGAGAGAGCGACCCACTATAGGTGTGTCTCTCATGAGAGAATTAGATGTTGATGTGGACAAATTCAAGTCTTTTGTTATATCCAATCTCAAAAAGTACGTTGGTCCAAAAAAACCCAAGCTCGATAGTGTGGAACCATCCTCTCGTGTGCTGAAAATGCTGACATACGCAGGAGCAATTGCGAGTGAGATGGGTGTTGACCTGGTGATGGTGGATCACATACTGTTGAGTATATTAGTTAGTGATGCTGGTAGCGGTAACAATCTGTTCAGATTGAAGAACATTGATGTCAACTTTCTATATGAGATGATATACACAGAAGTGTATCCTAAAAGATCTAAAACCAAAAAGAAACAACCAGTGACTGATGATCATGGTGACATGATCGAGTCATTCGAGGAAGAGACAAACGACAAGCTCGAGAAATATGCTGTCAATTTGACTAGACAAGCTCTTGAAAGAGAGTTGGATCCAGTGATTGGTAGGGACGCAGAAACACAAAACATGATACAGATATTGTGTCGCAGGACCAAGAACAATCCAGTATTGATCGGAGAACCCGGAGTGGGTAAAACAGCAGTTGTAGAGTTACTGGCTCATAAAATTGTGAATGGTGATGTGCCACGACCACTTAGAAACAAACACATATACACTCTGGACCTGGCTAGACTAGTAGCTGGTACAATATATCGTGGACAATTCGAAGAGAGGCTCAAGGAGGTTATATCCATAGCACAGTCAAAAGCCGATATCATATTGTTCATTGATGAGTTGCACATGCTAGTAGGAGCTGGAAGCAGCACCGGTAGCATGGACGCTAGCAACATACTCAAACCGGCGTTGGCTCGTGGACAATTATCATGTATAGGTGCCACGACAATACAAGAATATAAGGAGTTTATCGAGAGTGATGGAGCCCTGGAGAGAAGGTTTCAGACTGTACATGTGGATCAACCTACAAATCAAGAGACGGTAGTGATACTCAAAGGCATTAAGGACAAGTATGAGCAGTTCCACCACGTTAGATACAGCAACGATGTGATAGATGAGATCATACATCTTTGTGATCGATACGTAACTGATAAAAACTTTCCAGACAAAGCGATTGACGTGTTGGATGAAGTCGGTTCACGTGCCAACGTGAGTAGATACACACCAACCAAAGAGCTTGAAGAGTTGCGCGATGAGGCTGAGTGTGTCAAGAAAAGAAAAGAACTCGCCACTGAAAATCAAGAATTTGATCTGGCAATAGGTTACAGGGAGACTGAGTATTGTTTGGTTGAAAACCTAGCAGGGTTGTTGATACAGCAAGAGAAACTCGAATCCGGTGACACGAAGCGCATCCGCATCAACAAGGATCATGTGAAAGACTTGATAAGTGAGAAGACCGGAGTACCGGTGACCAACATGAACACAGACGAGGCCACCAAAATGTCCTCTCTGGAGTCTAAAATCAACAAAAGTGTGATAGGTCAGTCTGACGGTGTCAAGAAGATATGTAATGCAATCAAGCGCAACCGAGCCGGAGTGAGTGACCCCAACAAGCCCATATGCTCTTTGCTATTTCTAGGCCCCACAGGTGTGGGTAAGACATATCTAGCCAAGACTTTGGGTGATGAGATGTTCGACAACTCATGCTTCAAACAATACGACATGTCAGAATTTTCTGAAAAACATTCCACAAGCAAATTGATAGGCAGCCCTCCAGGATACGTCGGTTACGGAGAAGGGGGGAGCTTAACGGAGTTTGTTAGACACACACCTCATAGTGTGATACTATTGGATGAGATAGAAAAAGCTCATCCTGAGGTGCTACAACTGTTTCTCCAGGTGTTAGAGTATGGATGCTTGACAGATAGTGAGGGACTTGAAGTCAATTTTAAGAACACCGTGATCGTGATGACCAGCAACATTGGTGCACATAAGTTTGAAAAACAACCCACCGTGGGGTTCGGACAAACGAGCAACCTGACTGAGAGTGTGATTAGTGAGCTCAAGAAGATGTACGCTCCGGAGCTACTCAACAGATTTGATGAACTCATCGTGTTCAACAAACTAGAACAACAACATTTACACAAGATCACAACGCGACTACTCAACACGATACGTAAAACTGTACGAGCCAATAGCAAAAAGATTATTGAATTTTCACCAGAAGTGTGCGAACATGTGGTGAGTAAGTGTGAACAAGTGTCAACATATGGAGCCAGACCCATGAAACGTACCATTACTGAGTTGATAGAGACACCATTGGCTGAGTTCATAATATCCAACCTGACAAACAAACGAATCAAAGTGCAGGTGCAACAGGATCAGATCACTTTTTGCTGATTTTACACAGCTTCAACATCTCTTGTTCCACCTGCTCTATCAACTGGACCACCACTCCCCTGGTCAGGTCCGGGAATTCACCATGTTCGATCAAGTGATCTCGTAAATATATCTCCAACAGTTGTGTTTTGTAGCACTCTATCATGTGTTCCATGTCTTGTATCTTGTTGTGTTCTAATATCTGTTCATAACAAACCGGACAGTGTGTGCTGTCTTGTTCCAGATTGATCAGATACTGATCAATATAGTCGCTCAATGATAAAGTGAACTGCATCGCCTAAATATTTATATGGGACCTGTACTTAATACAATCATCGGCGCCGGCATCAAGATCGGTGTGAACTGGATAAACGCTTGGATCGAACAAAAACGCATGGATCAAATGATGCTAGCGGCACGCGATGACAAGATGATGGACGCGTTGCTTGCCAATCAACAAGCTCAGGCCAACGATCCATTTGTCAAAGTGACCAGACGTGTGTTGTTCATGAGCATCACATTCACATTGTGTTTCTTGATGATCTATTACGCGTTGAACCCCGGCATCACATATGATGTGATCGTGCCAAAAGGTGACAACGCACGTTGGGGCATATTCACCTGGGTGTTTGGTGGTACAGATTGGGAGCTAGTACAAATGACTGGAGGGTTGTTGCTCACCAGTTTCTTTGATCTTTGCTTCATGGTGGTCGGTTTTTACGCCGTGCCTAGCAAACGCCGTTAACTCGCTGAAGTTTCTGTTGTTTCGGACGCTGGCTCTTTGTTGGCACCAAACACAGCAACCAGTTTGGCTATCACCGCCTCACCGTCTCCTAAATCTACTGGTGGTTTCACCGGCATTGTGATGCTGTTAGCATCATCATATTTCTCGTCACCGTATCCATAATCACCATATATGTCCTCTCCGGTAGCATCTGCATCGATCTGCAGAGCCTCGGTGTTGACAGGTGCTGGGGGTGGTGTCCATCCATCAGCCTCTTGCTTGTAAATGTCACTGAATATCACATACAACAACTGCTTGGTGCTGGTGTTCCTCTTGGTACGAGCCACAAAGTCTATCACGTCCGCCTTGCTGAACACACCTTTGAGTGTGTTTATCGGGTCTTTGATGCTACTGTAACACTTGAGTGGTATGTACTCGTTGGCTATGGTGGCACAGTCACGTATCACATAATAGGCGCTCTTCTTCTTGATCTCCACTCCGGTGTCCGGTTTGACCATGGCCACACTGCTGGGCTGTAACAATTTGCGCTGTGGTATCTTACTGGCGCTCAGTATTTTTTTCTCAAAGTTCATAGTAACATTAATTCATCACTTTTTGCCGGTCTTTCTGGTCACACGCTTGGTCTTGACAGGTGTCAACAAACGCTTGATCTCGGCTAGATCCGATCTGATATCATCATGATCATCGAATCCATTCCCACCGGTGGCATTATTCACGTACACCTGCAATTGTTTGTTCTGCTTGAGCAGACTCACGTTCTGTTCCTCCAGTCGCGTGTTGTGTTCATTCAACCGGTTGTTCTGTTGCTTGACTTGATCCAGCTGCTCGTACAGCTCGTTGACTTTCTTCACTTCCCATTTCTTCATATAACAAATACTTAATACAAGGTGATCCCTGAAGCACCGAAGGTGCTAAAAAAATTGAGCCGCAGGCTCCCGAATCCGCCGGTTGTTGCCGTTTGCCCGTCGTTCACTTCGTTCACTTGCGGTGATCCCGTTGTTCAAATTGTTGGCCTGAGTCCAGCCAATCCCCTCCGTCAGAGACATCAGCGACATCATGTTGCACACCATCAAAGTCCCTCTCCTGTATCAACTGATCCTCTGGGGAGTCATGTGAGGTGTCAGGTGACTGTTGTTCACTGTCAATGGATCGTCTGCAGATCCAGGCAGATCCCAGGCATATCAAGATGGTGGCGCCACCGATGCACATGAACGTGCTCAACACGCCTGGTGTGTTGTCTGTGAGATGCTGCTGTTCTGTGGTGTCTATCATGCCGTCCTGATTCAGATCTATCTGATCGACCGGTATGGGTTGTTGAGATGTGGTGACTTTTTGCTGCTTCGCAGGGTTTGGTTTGACCATCCGATTCGCACAACAGCACAACGTCATGATCCACGCCAGCATGGTCAACAGCAACAACAGTTTGAGCATGGGTCTCATCAGAGTACTTAATGTACAAACTACCAATGGCCACCATGAAAAAAAATTCCGCGAAAAAATGGGAGCATGGGTCTCCCCGTTAACCGTATATACGGGTCTCTCTATTTGTTTCTCGCACGACCGGTGTTCTCTATCACCCGCCCTGTCTCTGAGACCCAGTCGTGTATCTGAGACCAACCTGATTCTGCCAGACACCTGACATGTTTCAAACAACTGGCTGGAACGAAGCTACAACTGATCACGGTGGTGACTATCACGAGCATTAGTTTCATGTATCTATATTGTAACAGGTGTGGTGCTGATGTGCAACAAAAGAGGAGGCGGCTTGTGGCTCACCTCCTCTCAGGATCAGTTATGGAAAGTGTTATGCGGCTGGGAAGGTGACTGTGCCGGTTTTCACTTCGGCCAGCTCTCCTTTCAGATTGCTGATCTGTTTGAACAAGCGATCGATCCTGGACTGTAACGCCTGAGCCTTTCGAGTGTTCTTGTCCGGACCAGCCTCTCTGCTCACGTAAGTGTCTTCGAACGTGCTGATGCAGTTGTTGAATCTGGTGCGGATCATGTTGGCAAGATACTTGTGATAGAACTTTTTGATGTGTCCGGTCTTGCTGCACTTGACTGTGTAGTTGTTCAGGTCGATTGATACCTCGCCGGCGCTGCTGTTGAAACTGTAGAAGTGTGTTGATTTTTTACTCATGACTGATGTGTGTGTTGTTGTTGTTAAAATGTTATTATATGGTCTGTTTGTGTGACGCGCAACTTAATTGTGTTGAATGTGGTCTGGTGCTCCAACCTTCACGCCTGGGCGTGCCACATCCTCTGCTCGGACGATGGTGTATGGTGAGTGATTGTTGTGTCGATGGATTCCGCTCTCCAGGCTCTGAACGAAACGAATGGCCGTGTCTAGATTGTCGCAGTCGATCACTGGTGTTTTGCCTCTTAGTATGGTGTACATATGTTCCTTTGTGTTGGTGTTGTCTGATTGTTTATACAGTATAACGTGGTTTGTTCTGATGCGCAACTAATTAGTCACACCTTGATGTCGATCAATTCGTTTGGAAACATGATGGTCAAGCTGTCTCTCAAGTTCTCCACAGCATTCTTGCGACTTTTATCCTCAGTCCAATCGAGCTCTTGTGTGAAGTCAGGATCATTCATGTCCTGTTCCACTTGAGCCTGGATGAATCCTTCTAGATAAGTGCGCAACTCTCGCCAGTCGTGTTTGTTTTGTTGTGTCATATGCTTATTATCGGTGTTTTTTTCAGTATGCGCAACTTGTTTTACAGCACGATCACTGTCGGTAGCAAACCGAACAACCAAAGCAGCGTTAATGTGAGTGTGATGGTTAGTATTGTCTTCATTGTTGTTATAATAGCGTGTTTTTCTCTGATGCGCAACTTGTGTTTTCCGGGTCAAACAGGTGTGACGAACTCTTGTGCGTCTAAATTCCTGATCTCATCCTCGATTCTCATGATGTCACATCGTCGTCTGGTGCTGGGCCAGTTCCATTCAGCTTGTTCGGCCTGTTGTAGTCTGTGTTTGAGTCGATCACGTCGTTGCGTGAACCAAGCATGCCATTGAGTTCGTGTGGTGATCTGTGAAGGATGTGTGATGTTCATTGATTGTTTATGTTGAAGATTGCTCGTATGATGCCTTTGATGTGAAACACCACCCGGCGATAGTGATGCAGGTGGAATTGCTGACGAATGCAGCGTGTGTGGAGTATGATTTGATCTCGTTGTGACACTATTGATTGTCGAGATCGTCAAGTTCTTGTTGATACCTGTACAGATCGATGATG